AATAAATTTTTATATTTTATCGGTTTCATATCTTTTAAGGTTATAGATGCGTTTTTTCTTTTTGTTTTCATAATTATATAAATAGGTTAATTAATAAGATAAGGCAAACGCCAATAACAAAGGCGAATAAACCAAATGCAAAAATGTTTGATAATATATTTAATATTTTTCTCATATTTTTAAAGTATAATTTAACTTATTATTTGCCTCAAACATATCAACGGCAAACATTAAAATTTCGCTTTCGTTAGTTCTTGAATTATCCTTATTGGATGAAGGTTTTTTTAACCATTCTAATAAAATACTTAATTCATCAGTTAAATGACTACTTTTAACCCTTATTATTGAACCAGTAGAAATAATATCATAATTTATAATATTATTAATAGCTTTAATTTTAAGGTTAATGTGTGCAATTTCTACAAAACCATTTTCTAGTTTTTCAATTTTGTTTAATTTTAATTCATTCATAATTCTTAATTTAAATTATAAGTGTTTTGATTTGTCTACGAGTAGGTGCCACTTTTTTACACCTTTTTTTAATTTATAGCATTAATGCTGTTTTGCTTTTGTTGACGCCGTTTTGACCTTTGCTCACTAAGTCAACCACAATAACAAGACAAATATATAAAATAATTCACAAAGAACGTTAATAAGTATTAATTTATATTAATTCTAAATAAGAATATTAATTTGCTTTACTGCTTTATTTGTTTTTAGCTTTGCAGGTTATCGAATAAAAAACCCCCTGTAAAATTTACAGAGGGCAAACAAAACAAACTATTAAATTTATGTATTGAATTTATAATCTACTCTATTAAATTCATGTATTGAATTTGGCGATGCCTTGAGTATTGCTGGATAGTGTATTGAATTGATCTATCCGTATTGAATTGCTTAGTATAAACTTCTTGACCTACTTCTTTTATCTCAAACTTTAGAACTCTCATCTATTAAATTTACTTTTCTCTATTGGTAAGTTAAGAACAGAGACAAGATACTTTGGAGATACTAATATCTTAACCTCTTGAGTTTCTTTATTCCATGAGTATTTACTTATCATAAAGTTTGGCACCCATATTAAATTATCATCTTCATCAACTAAAAGCTTTGCTCTCTTTGTAGCTTTCCTGAGTCGTTTAAATTTAAACACTGCTAACTCTCTTATAAAATAATGTCTCATACTTTACTTTTTCTGTATTCTGATTCTAGTTGTTGCCTATGCAATTCATTCTTTGCTTTAAGAGTTTCGTTCTCTTCTCTTATTGTCTTGAGTAGTTTTGTAAGGTGTGTGATTTGGTTTTCAAACATATTAACAGTATCTCTAAGATGTCTGATTTCAATTCTGTTTAAATCTTCTAAGTGTGTCATATTTTTATATCTATTCTGTTATTTAATAATTCTATTATGGCATAAATTTGCTCTTCTTTTTCTTCTTGCGTTTCAGCAATTTCTTTTACTCTAATCCAAAAATGATTAGATTGCTTTGGCATAAATATATCTCTTATTAAATTGCCAAACTTTCGCATTGGGCGTACTGTTTTATATACTCTATTTACTTTCATTTTCTATTAGTTTTTTAATATTATTAATTATGTTAAAAGTATTCTCCCCTAAAGACATTCCGTCTATAATAAATTCTATTTCTTTTATTAATTCTTGTTTATTCATATTATTTGTTTTTGAATTGGTTTGCTAGTGAATAAAATTTATAAGTTTCATAAGGCATCTTATACCCTTTGCAATTATAACAAAATAACTGCTTCGCTTTCTGTTCTATTATTGTCGAACATTTGTTACACTTTCTCATTTGATATTTATTTGATGTTGTGTGCCGTTAAAATTTATACAATATTCTTCATCAAACTCAAAACATTCTTTGGTTTCAGCGTTAAAAAGCATTAAGTTTTGTGATATTAATTGTAAAAAATATTGGTGTTGTTTGGGTGTTGAATTATTGTAAAAGTCAATAACTTCTTTGTATTGTGTTTTCATATCTTATAGGTTTTGTTTGAATCCATAATGTAGTTAGCATAAACAGTAGCTTGGTTATGCAATTCATCGTTCTTGTCTTCCAAGAACTTCATGTAATGGTTTTGCCATTGAATTTCGTATTGCATCTCTTTTATTTCTTTTTCTAACTCGATTATTATGTCTTCCATTATTGTTTAACTTCTTCTTCTATTATTTTGCCTTCTAAATCTACAACAGTGTAGCCATGACTTCTTAATAGGTTAATTGATTTTTCTATTTGATTTACTCTTTTTCTGTAATGATCAAATATCTCATTCTCAAATGCGTTTACTTTACTCATAATTATTTATTTGTTTTAAATTGTTTTCTTAATAAATCCATTACTAGATTCTGATTAGATTTCTGTATCCAATCGTTGTTAAGCTTAAAATGTTTTGGGATAATCTTTTTCTTTTGTTTCATTGTTTTCTTTATTAGTTATACACAAACTTAGTTAATTATTTCCAACTGACCAAATCTTTTTTTAAAAAAGGGAGGTTTTACTCTCCCTGACTTCTTATAGATAGTGTTCTGGGTATCGATAATGATAAGTATTGTATAAATACAAAGCTTCTTTTATCGATTCAACTGGGGTTTGTGATAAAATGTCACCACCAAAATAAAGAACTGAACTTTGATTTTGTCTGGTGCTAGTTATAACGTACTTTCCTGAATCAAAATCCCAAACTCCTTTGTTTAAATCTATTTTAAAATGACCTTGAGATTCTAGTTGTTTTTTAGAGTTAACTTTCTCTAGTTTTAATTTTTCCATGTTTTCAATTTTATGGGTTAAACAATATTTCAATGAACTGTGTTCAATATAGTAATTAATTCTCCAACTGACAAATAAATGTAGAAATATAACAAATTAAATAGTTTTTGTTACAAATGTAACAATTTACTAAAAAACTTTGTCTATCTCTAATAAATCTGACTTTTCTATTACGAAACTTTCAACTCTTGTCATTCTTATATTAGATTTATTGAATACCATTTCGTTAGTAGCAAACCCTTCAAATCTATATCTAGGGTATATGCAACTAAACAGAGCGAAGAGATCGCATTCACTTTTAGCATAGCTAGGTATCATTAATGGGTGTTTATGATTTCTATTAACTTTTACGTCTATTGTCTTACTTTTATAAACTGCATCATAATAATCTGTGCCATTAGATTTAGATGTATTGTGTATCTTAAAATCTGGATATAGATTCAATTCTCTACAAAAGATAAACTCAGCACCAAAACCAACTATATTTAAATCTACTCCACTTTTTTCATTTACAGTACCTTTGCCATCCCAACCTGTATTAACCTTGTTGTTCTGTCTTTGACTTGCAACTAATTCAACAATTTGTTGTTCTGTTTTGTCTAGTATGTAAACATTTCCTATCTTCATTTTTTATTTAACAAAGTAACTGCCATGTGGAACAGATCGAGTTAATACATATTGAATTAAATATCTCGATGCGTCAATACCATGATTGAATTTATCAATAGGAATTGCACCGTTTAATTTCCAAGTATAGTTATTAAATTCACGAATTAGATTCACAGATTTATCTTCTATTATTATCTGATAATCTTGCATCAAAGAGATTCCTGCCAAGATACTACCTTTCTTTTTTATGGTGGGTATTACATTCAGTCCTTTAGATTTTATGGCACTCAAAAGACGAGGTTCAGAATTGTCCATTACAATTAAATTGCCACCTGCGTGTCTCCTATTCAATTCATATATTTGACTTGTACTTAATCCTGCCTTATAGTAATGTTCTTTTAACCATATAATCTTTCTTTCTTTATCTATTGCACCTTCTACTAAAACTGAGGGATCAACTGAAAACCCTATGTCCATACCAAATATTGAATCTATTTCATTATTAAATTTACCTATGTTCCAGTGAGTAAAGATAACGCCTTCAGCAGATTTCAACCAACCTCCCATAATCTGATGCTTATATTTCTCTGGTCGTCTAACCTTCATTACATCTATTTGCTTAACAAACGATTTAGACAAGTGATCTAAGTTGTCAAGATATGTAGTATGTATGTAAGTAATGTTTTCTTTTGTGCCATTAAATCCATCTGGAACTCCTCTGTTTTGAAAGAACCTTTGGTATATCCAATTCTCTTTTGTAGTAGGGTTTAGAATTAATATACATCTATTCTTTACAAGCTTTGATCTAATACTAAAATCAATTTTATCAAAACTCTCTTCGTCTGTTAACTCTTCTGCTTCATCTAATACAAAAGAACTTACACCCTGTATAGATTTAAGCTTTGCAGTTTGATCTCCACTTGAAGTTCTAATACCACTGAAGTATATTGAACTGCCTGTTAAATTGTTTATGATCTCTGTCTTATTTACAGTGAACTGATCGAGTATTCCCATGAGTTCTAACTTCTCTATAAACTCAGGAATAATAGACATACCTGCTGAAGTCATTGTATAACGAGTAAATAGTATCCTGTGTCCTTTTTCGTATGTTAAAAGCACTAAGAATGTGTTTGTAGCAAATGATTTTCCAGAACCTCTACCCCCAGTTATTACAAAGTAACGACTTTTAGAGTTAAACAAAGCTTGATACTTTTTATTAAGATTAAGCTTCTTCATTTTAATCTATATTGTTTTTTGATTTATAATCAGTTATTCTTTTTAATATATACTTATCTCTTTGCATACCTTTTAACAATAATCTTTGTTCCCAATATTCTTCATCTCTTATGTTATTCCAGTCGTTAACAGTTAAGTTGTAGCTTTCGGAAAACTTAGACATTTTCCAATATGTAGGACATTTTTTTAATATCCATAAATACAAACCTCTGTATGTTATATTGTCAATAGATTTATATTCATATAAAAGCTGTGAATAAAACTTTTTATGCACATCTTCTAAACTAACTATTTCAAATACTCTCTTCTTTTTTTTCATCATCCTTAATCTCTTCAGATTCTATTTCTATTGTTTTTTCTTTGTCTCCAAAGTTAATAATAGGGATGTTGACTTCTGTTTTCACATTAAGTTCTTTTAACTCTTTTGGTTTACCATACTTGTATTCCCAAAGTAATCTCATGTGAGGAAAACTCTCTTTGCTTTGTTTAGCAAGTTCAAGCCAAGCTTTCTCTTCACTACCAAATACTTTTTTCATTGCACCCAAAGCATAGTTACCTAGCTTTTTCTCTCTTGCCTTTGGTGGTCGACCTTGTCCTCTGTAAACACCTTTTAAAGCACCGTTGTTTGCTCTTCCGTCTTTTTTCTTTTTGTTTTCATTATCTACTCCTTCCATAAACCTTTATTAATTAGTTGGCATATAATAGAGTAATTACCTAAGTCCTGATATGTATCTAACAAAGTTTCGTTATTTCCTTTACGATTCTTAATTATTAGATTTTTCCATCTACTTATTTTATCATTCATTCTAAACCATAAACCATGTAATGCAAAATCTTTGCCCTCTCTAGTTTCTAAGTTTGCACCAGTGCTTATATTACTAATGCCATAATCTAATTGTTTTTTAGCAAAGAGTTCAAATTGCTCTTCAACTATATCCTCATAACTCTTATATAAGTTAGGACATTCTTTTAATAATAACTTTCTATACTTGTTCTGCATATTCTAATTGATCTGGCATATTACTTATAACCATTGTTAGTTCGTCAATGTCTTTTGTGCCTAATGTATTAAGTTTACTTTTAATATATTCTTTTTTAGTTTTGTCATCCATTTCGTCAATCTCTACAATAAGTTGCTTTAACCAAATTGATAAAATTCTATTATACTTTCTATGTGTATCAAAAGTATTTATTGAATATATAAGTGTAGCATGATTTATTTTCCAACCGTTAGTATTATAAAACTTAACGATTTCATGTAAAGGCATCTTTTTGTAATTAAACAATACATGATTTAATAATGATCTAACTTCAACATATTCTCTTTTCCTTGTTGATTTAAATACATCAAGTCCAGATAGTGAACTTATTTTGTTTGATATTTGCTTTTGTGTTATCATGGTAAATAATTTTGTTGAATCTTATAATCCTCTAAAGCATGAAGCATTGCACTGCAACACTCATAATGCTCTTCGTTTTCATATTGTTCAATTAATAATGGTATTTCTTTTTCTGTTATTACTTTTTTCTTTAGACAAAGTAGAGTGTCTTGATAACAATCTAAATAATCTAAATACTGTTCTTCCATTTACAAAGTGTCTTCTACTAAGTAGTTTTCTAAATCAAATTCATTCTTAATATAGTTTTCATATACTTTAATTGCATACTCAACTTTTTGCTCACCACTAAAATAGAAATTTTCGCTGACATTAAAAATGCCTATTTCATTTGTTGGTGATTTGTCGATTACAATATACTTAAAATCTTTATAACTTTTGCCAAACAGATTACAATAAATGTAACACTGACTATCATAATTATATTTATTAGCACTATATCTAAATGCCGAACAAATCTGAGTTGTCTTTAAATCTATTAAGTGTTCACCTAAAACATCTGCCTTACCTCTAAAAGGATAACCCATTAAATTGTTTACCATAGGCACTTCAAACTTACTGTTCTCTATAAGTTCACTTGCAGGTTTACAATTATAGAATCTATCTCTTAATCTTAATGCCTTGTCTCTATCTTTAACAGTAAACACATCCCACCTTTCAGCTTTGGCTAATTTATATTCTTTGTTTGCCTTTGTCTTAACATCTAAGAATAGGCACTCATTAAATTTATCCTCTTCTAATATACTTGCATGGAATAAATAACCTTGAGCCAATGCATCAGATTCAGTAGGCAGGTTTATTTGATTTAAATATTCTAATGGTGATTTAAGCAGTTGACTTATTGCACTACTTGATAAACAAGCTTTTGCTAAGTAGCCATAATAGAAACTATCTTCTATTGCTTTTTGTGTGAGCTCATGTCTATCATGCATCTCATTGTCTAGTGTGATAATTGGTTCTTTCATATTAATTACAGTTTGAGTTATATTGATATGATAAACTATATTCCCAGCATCCACCAACTATGTAGTAACTATAAACTTCGTTGTTATAACCGTCTCTACATAGGTAAACATACCTAACGGTTCTATCTCCGTAGTCAACATGATAAGGTTCGTTAAAAGGTGCCGAAGGATAATTACCAAGATCGCAGTTGTCTTCACAACTCAATAATGTAAATAAGATTAATGTGTAAAATATTGTTTTCATATCTCTTTGTTATTCACGCACAAAGTTAATAAAACAATTTAATTACACAAGCTATTACATAAAATTCTTTTTCCAAACGTCTAATCCAACTGCATACCTCTGTTTAGTGTCTGGGTATTCTAAGATCATTTTAGCATTATTCATGAATCTTGCCATGAAATTAGCTTTCTCTTCGTACTTCTTTGGTTTTAGAAATGGCATATTATTATTTTTTATATTCTATGTAAACTCTCTCTAGTTTCTTATGTAAATTGTTCTTAAAACAAGAAGAACAACTTGTTAAATTCATTTGCTGATGAAAAACCCTGTTGTATATTACAAGTAATTCTTGTTGAGTTTCTGAAGTTACAGTTGACTTTGCTTCAGTATAATATTTATCTAAAATATTAAATTCATCTTCCGTTAAACACTCTGGTTTATAGTAAGGGAATAAGTAATTTAAGGTGGCTTTTCGCTCCTCACACCCACAATCTTCACCAAGTGCCCATTTAGCTATCTTTGCTATGCCAGTAGCTTCTAACACTTGTTCGACTGTATCGCCTAATCCCTTAGCTTTTATACTTTTTGTACTCTTCTTTGCTTTCTTGTCTGATTTTTTCTTTTGCATTTGTTAATGTATTAAATATTGAACTTAAACTTATTTTAGTTTCTTTGCTTATATCTCTCATACTCATATTTGTACTTAGATATAATTTAGTTAGCTTCTTATCGTACCAATACCAGTCATCTATAATTTCATCAATCTTATCGTATAAAGCTTCTAAATCTACTTTCTTATTATAATTCTTATTGATCTCGTCTTCATTGTAAGCAATATTATTTATTATATAATTATACTTCTCTTGATCAATATCAGTAAACACTTTAATGTTTTTTCTTTTATAACTAGAGCATTTACTATAATATAAATTTCTTAATGTGATGTATATATAAAATGTGTTGATCTCTTTTTCATTATACATTATACGATTTACATCTTTGGTGTAATCATACATTCTAAGATACATCTCTTGAACTAACTCATTTGCATCATTATTGTTTAGTTTAAAGCTTTTTGCCATCTTAATCCATTCATTATGCTTATTAGCTAATATGTCTAATATATTAGAGTTCATCTTGTAAAATAATGTCTCTAAGTTTATCAAAACAATTAATTACATAATAATTGCCTTTCCATTCAGATTGGAACTTAACTTCGTCTGGTGTTAATTTTTGTTGTGCTTTCGGTTTATCTCCGTCTTTTATTTCTACTAAGTAGTTTAGATTATTATAACCTACAATAATATCTGGAGCACCTTTACCTAATTGGTGAGTGTGGAGGACAGAGCATCCTATCCCCCTTAGCTTGGAAACTATTTCTTTTTGGTTGGCATCTACTCTTGCTCTAATTCGCATCTAATACTATCTAATCTATCAAAGGGTGTTTGATTATTAAAATAGTATCTGTTAGATTTTCTTTGGTAAGTTATGCCTTCAACATCTTGTGGATAACCTACTAATTTCTGTTTCTTTATTTTTTGACTGCCAAATATAACTTCAGTATTACTAAAATCTAATGCTCTATGTGGTCGCCACACAAACAATAAATTGTCGCATTTATCAGCAAATGTTCCACCACCTTTGACTCTATTAACGTCTGGTTTATTATACCTTCCGTTGTCATCTTTTTGTGGTGTAACTTGGTGTGCAACTAAATGAACAGAGATTTTATTCTCTACTGCAAACCTTTTTAACTCACTCATAAATCTACTTATGTACAAATCCTCTCTTTCTCCTCTGTGCATCCTGTGTTGTACTGTATTGTATGGATCAATAATTAAAGAACGAATACCTTTTGTCTTAACTAAAAACTTAGCTCTTTCAAAGATGTCCTCTAATTTATAACTTTTTTTTGGATATATTATAAAAAAGTGTTTTTTCATAAACTCCATACCTTGCTTAAACTCAGCTTCACTCATATAATTATTCTGATAAAAAGGATCAGAACTTTTGCCTATGTAACATTCTATTAAGTCATGGAAAAAATCATTTATAGGCATATTCTCTGGACTAAACACCGCAAACTTCCATCCTTCATGAAATGCCTTTAAAACTGATAGTTGATTTAAGAACATACTTTTACCTTCATTTTGATAACCTGTCCAAATATTAACCTCTCCGTTTCTCCATGTCCACGCTCTATCTATACAATCTATATGAGTTGTTGAACCTCTTTCTTGACCGTTCTTATAACCGTCTAGCATACTATCGTAAATATCACTAATATCAAATATGCCTTCAACCTTAGGCACTCTAGCATTTTTAAATCTAAACCTTAAAGATTCTACTCCTTCCTCAATTAATAATTCATTAGCATCTTTATATGGGTTTGTGTCTATTAATCTTATTTTTTCTGCACCAATTCTTCTTATAAGTTCCTCTTCTAAATACCTACCATTTTCATCATTATCAGTACACAAATAAACTGCTTCTGCATTATCAAATACTTCATAACAATTTGTAATACATTCTAATTTCTTGTCTAAGTTTTTATCTTTTACATTTGGTGCACCCATGTTTACAGAAGTGTGCCAAGTAAAACCTGCAACTTCCCAACTTAAAGAATCAAATTCACCTTCACATAATATTACAAAATCTTGATTTACAACACGATCATAATTAAATATAATTGGCTCACCATTTTTTGATTGTGTAAATGTTTTGTTTTGTATTCCTCTAGTTTTATAGTTTACTAATTCATTGTTTTTTAAATATGGGAATACAACACTTTTACCATCTTTTGTTGTTGTAATCTTATTGTTTTCTATAACCTCATTAGTTATACCTCTACTGTTAAGAAACTCGATTGCACTTGAATTTATTTTCTGTAAGTTGTTTGTGGTAGGTTTAGTGTATATTTTTTCTTTAATCATATTATTATTAGGGTTTACTGAACCGTTCCAACTACAATGGTGGCAATGATATAAGCCATCATCTAAATTTATAGAAAGCGAAGTATCACTTTTATTTTTTCTAGTATGGCTACATTTTGGGCACTTTACTTTCTGTTGAGAGTATTTGCCTTTAGGTACGATTCCAATTTTTACAAAGTTTTCTTGCATAGTTCAATTTTAAATGTATATTTTATAATACACTATGTATATAATACACTATGTATTAGTTATATAATACACTATGTATTACATACAACTGACATTCTTGGCACTTGGAGAGATGTAAATCTTACGCTCTTTGCCGTCATTTCCTAAGCTTTTTGTAACTCTTTTGATGTATTCTTTGTTTTCTAAGTTTTTTAATATTCTGTATAGTGTTCTATCGTTTAAGTTTAATGCCATGCACAAATTTTCATTTGAAGCATAACAATAACCTTTTTTAATTGACAACGAATCTATATAGGACAATACAGTAGCTTCTGATATTGATAAATTTGTATTCATAAATGCTAAATTAATGTTAACGTATTTCTTGTTTTTTCTTTGTGTCATAATGTAAGATAATAATCCCCCAAAACAATTAAGTAGTGGGGGAATGATTAATTAAAATGGTAAATCCTGTGTCGGTAGTGGTGCTTTTGGTACTTCTTGTACCTTAGTTTCTGGAACATATTCATCAATCCACACCGAATGTGTTTTACCATACTGATCAACTTGCTTTTTGTTTCCAATAGACAGCTTTAAAAAACGCTTACCATTGTATTCAATCCAAGAATCTCTTGTTTTCTCTTCACTAATTGTAAAGTTAATTAAGTCGTAGCTTCCAACTTTTTTTCCGCTACCTACATACTTTTTGTCATTCATAATTTTAATTTAATTTAGGTTAATAATAATTTTTCTACTTTCTTACTTACTTTATATTTTTTTCTAATATCGGTGATAGTAAAACCTTTTTTTGTAATGGCATCTTTTGCCTTATCAAACTTGTCTCCTTTTTCTTCTAGCCAATCTTTATTTGGCTCTAAGACAGCCGTAGAGACGTTTTTAGATACCTTAGAGTGATTATTAGTGGCATCTGCATCTTTTGTATCGTCTATTAAAAATAAACCGTTTAAAGCATACTTTCTAGCATAACTACTTGATGCTCCATAACACTGAGCTACATCCATTCCTTTACGATTTAAGTTAATTCCTGCTTGAGCTCTTACAGTGATCTTGTCAACACCATCAGTGATCTCTGCAACTGCATTAACAAATAATGGCTCTGGAGCAATAGAATCAGAAATAGTAAGTAATAATTCTTCTTTGGCAAGTAATGGTTTTACTGCTTCTAAAATGTCTTCACAACTTCTGTAATTGTAATTACCAAAGTTATTCCTTTGATTTTTAGGTGCTTTCAAACTCCCTTGAATACGCACCAACTTCTTTGTTAGATTTTTCATGTAACAAACCTAAACATAAAATATGTCATGTGCAAGTCAAAAGACAAAAAAAAGGAGCAACATCTTGTCACCCCTTTTCATTGAAAACAAAGAAAATCAACAGAATATCGCACCCTATTGAATTGACAAAGATATAAAAATACCTATTAAATTCATAGGGTATTGAATTTATTTATTATCCTTTAAATATACTAGTAGATTTTTCTGCGGTACGACCACCAAAATAAGCTAACACAACTGCCATCATTACCTTTTCAAATGTATCATTCCATGTAGCTCCAATGTGAAATGGAACACTCTCTATACTGTCTAATATGCCAGCTAAACTAAATACAACTATACACCATACTAAAACTAATGGACGTACATTCTTACTAAGCCATGAATCGCTGATTGAATCAGCTTTCCACCTACTTGTAATAGATTCTATTTCTTTATTTTGCTGATCATAAATCATTTGCTGTAGCTTTATCTTGTCTTCATTAGGTATTTTAGATTTACCTATTTCAGCTAAAGCTTCTTGTGGAGAACTAACACCACTTAATACTTTTCCTAGTGTTGGATTTATCATTGATGCTGCACCAAATAATAATTTACCAACCGTAGTTTCTTTAAATTTCTTTTTATCAGACATTGCTTATATCTTTATATTTAGTTTTACCATCTTCCTTATATGCTAATAAACACCTTTTTCTATTAGAATCACTATCTACGTAACTAACATGAACCCAATCAGGTTCAGTATCTGTACCAAACTCCCAAATAAGTTGATCAAAATCAAGGTTATCTTTAATATAGTAATACATATAAGAATTAGAAACGTAACCATAAACATCATCAATATCAATAGCTCTACCTTGACAATGCTGACTTCTGCTACTTCCGCCAATCGCTTTATTAAGTTCTTCACATCTAAAAAATGAATTAATTTTTATTGGACCATTAACAGCTTGTCTAAGCGGTTCAAACACCTTCTCTGCAATTAACTCCATATTTTGTAGTTCATAGTCATTAGGCACATTTTCTATACCTAATCTAAGTGCTGTGACACTTCTAGTGCCTTCTTTATAAGTTATGTGTTTACTAATTTTTTTCATTAATTAGTACTTGCTCTTCTAGTTCTACTAATTTTATTTATAGTATTTTGTATTTCTAAACGAGTAGTTTTTATTTGTAAAGATATGTCAGCAACATATTGCATTCTTACTCTACCTGTTTTGTCCATAATAACAATTACAGGTACAGCCATAATAGATTTCTGTACATCTTTAGGTTGATCTTTTAAATAACTGAATTTTACAGTAGCTCCTGTAATGTCACTTAAATCATAATTATTCTTTTTGTTCCACTCTGCATTAATTTGCAAGACAGTTACGTCTTGACTATATACAGATGCCGCAACCAATACACATATCGCACATAATAATTTTTTCATTTACTGATTATTTCAAATAGCTTGTCGTCTATTTTCTTTAAAGCATCAGAGTTTTCTTCTACTTTAGTGCCAGTATTCATAATAGTTTCTCTAATTAACTGATCTTTTAAATCATACTCAGTTCTACTAATTTCTGGTTCTGGCAATAATTTAGCTTCTTCAATATCCGCTTGTAAAGCAAACCACATACCTATAAGAGCAGATAATCCAACTCCTATAGCTATAAGTGTTTTAATACTAATTTCAAACTTACTATCCTCACTTATTTCTTTCATAATTTCTTTGTCTTTTGAATAGTATAAGTTATCGTGCAGATTAATAATATAATTTTTAGCCACACTTCTACTTCAGTTAATGATATAAAAAAAGCAACTGAATTAAAAAAGTATATTTTTAAATCTGCAAAACCCATAGTATTATTTCTCTTCTGGTATCTCTTCGTAAGAACCGTCTTCTAAATTAACTGAAATCTTACCATATTGTTCCTCAAGCTCTTTCTTTAGTTCTATTTGAGATTCTTCTAGTTTTTTTAACTCATCTAGTTGAGCTTCTTTTGACTTCTCTAGGTTAATCTTTTGAATAGAAATTGCACCCATATTAGAAACAACTTGATTAATTTTAGCTTGACTTTCTTGTAATGATTTTAATTGTTCTTCTGTAATTTTTGACATTATATTAAATTTAAAGTTATATTACAAATGTAGTATTTTTTTAACAACTTCCAGTTGCAATTATTAATCCATTGTTTCCAACTTGCATCCATGAACCACTTGCCGATCCGCTAGTATTATATATAGCATAGTAACCAGCAGTTGCAACAGTTGTTCCAGTTTGTGTGGTATATGCTGTATATATATTCAAAGAACTTGGCACTAAATTATTAGCATCATCATGATAATAAGTGTCAAACACAATAGCTATTGGACAAGCACTTTGATATGATGAACTGTTATAATTATACATGAATGCAGTTCTAGGTGGGTTTTGATCGTATAAACTAAATTCAGACATACCCAATGGATTTTGCCCATCTGGTCGGTTAGTTATTGGATTTGCTAATGCAACTGCTGGATATGAATTACCAGAGCCACTTGTATTACCACCAGATAATCTTTGTATATCTGACATATAAATTGGTGATGTAATAGCAAAACTTGATGTATAGCCAGCTCCAGTTCTTTCACGAGCTGTTTTAAGCATTGTAATTTCATCATTTGCTACATTAGGACAAGCCATAATTTATAATTATTCTGCTGGTGGTGGTGTAGGTTCTGGCGGTGCCCAAGGCATAGGAGCATCGTTATCTGTTGGAGTTATTTTTTCATTTATTTGTTTCAAAACAACCTCGTTTGGATGATCCATATTGTAAATAGATTGTACCCAAGCAATAACCTCATCTTCTGTTAAATCAGCTAATGGTGTAAATTGATCTGGATTTGGATTGCCTATTGGTATTGCACCATTAAATGTGCCAGATTCCTCAGAATCAGAATCAGTACCAGTATATTCAAATTGTACGTTAGTTACAACATCAGTTAATCCATCCAATGATGGTGCCATTTTCATAGCGGTAATTTTCCAAGTGTATGTTATATTCATATTGCAAATTTATTAATTATTTTTTAATGTTTTTATCTCTTGTTTTAAATTATCAATTTCGGTTTTTAAATCTTTTATAGCTTCTATAAATACACCAGCCATATTGCCATAAGCAACAGAATATTTATCATCATTATCTTTTGTAACTACTTCTGGCAACACCTCTAAAACCTCTTGAGCTATAACACCAACCTTAGTTGATTTATCTTTAATATCTTTTCTATTATAACTAACACCTCTAAGTTTTGTTACCTTTTCTAAAGCATTATCAATAGTTACAATATTCTCTTTTACTCTCCGATCAGAAAATGCAATTACATCACTTGTAGCTCTTATTGTACCGCCAACATCTAAATGATAACTAGCATCAGTACCCCCTTTTAAAATTGCTACATAACCATTATCAGCTCTTGATTCCATTACATAACCGACACTATTCATATTATTATATAAATAAAACCCATTGTTTCTACCAACTAGTTCCCAAGTATTGTTAGCACTTTGATCTTGAAATTGTATTATATTTCCATTGCCTGAACTTTGTTGTTTTAAATATAAAACTCTTGATGAACTATTAGATTTTATAGTAGCCGCATTTCTAACATCAATGTTATATAAAACACTTGTAGCATTTGGATCAGCATAATATGTTGTATCATCTTTGTCATAAAATATTGGTGCCCTTACATCTGTATCACTACTTAATCGAACTGTTGATAATACTTGATCACCATATACTCTAAATATATGATTTTCACCCCATTGACCTATGGTAACAAAATTATTATTACTGCCAGATGCTGTCCAATAATATCCTATATACCCAGCATTTTTAGTACTATGTGCTTTACCAATAACAAGTATATTGGATTGACCACTTGTCATGTTTGCAGTTATACTCTCAATAGTATGAATATATGTTGAGGATGTAGGACAATTAATTGCTAATGCTGGGTTAACGGCAGTTCCAGTACTAGATGTTTGTAATCTACCTTGTACGTTTAAAGATATACCAGTTGCCGATGCATCTAAATAATAAGCAGTATTATCCGCATCATAAAATATTGGTGCCCTTGATGAACCAGATGCAAAAGCATTACCAGCATTATCATTATACCATCTTCTTGTTCCTTTTCCACCAGCTGTACCAGCTGTACCAGTTGTTGTCCAATGTTCTACATTACCATTGTTTTTATCAAACCTTACGTAACAACCATATCCAGAATTATATGCCCTACCATAATATTGTCCACTTACGTTAATATTACCACCAATACCAGCACTATTGTAAGTAATTCCAGGTTCAGAAACCCAACTAGTTAATGCGCCACTATTGACAATATCGGTTGAACTATGTTGATAGTTTATGTGTACTCTAGCGGTACCATGTCCGCCTTGTACAACTATTTTTCCAGCTGTTGAAATTGATGTTGTTGTACTAGCAAAATCCGCATAATAACTAGTATTAGCATTATCATAAAAAATTGGTGATCTCATTTGATAATATGCGTAAGTAATTCTATCAGTATCAACCCTAAATGATTCAGTAGATGTACCATTAAATACTTTAAATCTAGCCGCATTATAATAACCAAAGTAAAAATCATTGCTATTAAATGCATCAAAATGAAAATGACCACTTAATATCATTCTACCATTTCCATTAGTTGTTGTTATATATGCGTTAGCATTTATATTACCAGCCGCAGTTATTGCATTTAAATTACTTGTTGCGTGTGGATCACTGTAATAAGCAGTATTATTGGCATCATAAACCCTAGTTGAATATAAATCTCTTGTTGTTGGTGAGCCAGTATTTGCACCATAAACTGGGATTCCTCTCCATCCAGAATAGTTGTCATTATTCCATTGGGTTTTATATGCTAAATCTCCAGTATGAGCGGAATATAATTGGAATGAATGATTTGCGGTTCTAGTACTTAATACTGATCCATAAGTATAAACACCAGATGGTGAATTTGTATAACTACCTATTGCATTATATTGTGTTACTGTAAATTGACCAGAACTTGCAACTAAATTTTGCCAATCAGATTGATTACCAGTTGAATTTATACAACCCACATTAGTGTTGTCGTTTCTTGCTGTAATTGATAATCTATTTATTACACTCGAATCATCTGCATGAATAAAATAATTAGTGTTATTTGAATCATAAAATATTGGTGCCCTTACATCTGTATTGTTGTATAATGTACCTCTAGTATCTATAGAATAAGCTGGTGATCCACCGCCATACACACCCCAGTCACCTGCTGATCCAATCCCTATTCTACCATTGTTTTTAAACATCATATATGTAACACCACTATAACCAGAAATACCATTATGTGGGTTGTAATTAGTGTTTCCTAAACTTGTATCACTATAACCAATTTGCATATCTTCGCCAGTTCCACCACCACCAATTAACCATTGTCTGCCACTTAAACCATTATAAGTAAATTGTATTGTTGGACCATGGTTAGCATTTGTTGTAGTAGTATGATTTAAATGTACACATGGATATTGACCAGTTACCGCTAATATAGGTCGTTTATTTGTATCTTGTAAACTATAAGGTAATGCGATACTGCTTTGACCAGCTATAATTTGAGAACCATAACTACCAGTTGTACCAGAAACATTAAAAGTATATTGTTGTTGACTTCCGCCAGTACCATCATAATAAAAAGCTGTGTTATTTGAATCGTAGAATATTTGTGATCTAACATCTGTGTTTACAAGAAGATTGCTTCTTGTAATATTTACTTGACCATTTTGCAGTATGTTCATTGCTGTTTTAGAACCTGTTGCATAACTATTTGTTGTAGAAAAATACATTTTAGTACCATAACTACCATCTGATCTTACATATATACCAGCTTGAGCATTAGCGCCACCACCAGAATCAGAAGCACCAAATGTTATAGCACCGCCAGCATGGTCAGTTGCTTCATCTGGATCAAGATGCAATGAACCAGTACCAGTACCTTGAGTTGTTTCATCCCAAACTTGACCTTCATTAATTACAAATTTACCAGTAATTGATGCGTTAGATGACATTCCTGATGTAAATACTCTTTGATTTTCCCAGTAAAGAATACCATCAGTTCTCATCTCTAAGAATTTTCCAACCACTCCGCTAATATGAAATGCAATACCAGTAGTTGTTGTACTAAAAGATTCGGTCCAAAGTGCCGCAGTAGTATAATTGTTGTTTGTTTGACTTTTTCTAGCTTTTAAAAATGGTGATACTGTTGTTCCAGTAAATGTTGTATTGTTTATAGGTGCATAATAACTTCCTTGTTCCCCATCTAATAAATCAGCATCTAAACCAGAACCAATACCATCAGTTGTTGAGGTCCAAACCTCTGCCCAAGCACTCCATGCACTAGCAGAATCGTTCATTCCTCTAACATACATTCCAGTACCAGTTCTTTCATGTGCTAACTGTAAACCAAAACCTGCACTTCCTTTATCATTCCCAATAGCTATCATTGTTCCATAATCAAATGGTGGTGGATTTGTTGAATTTGTTCGTGTGTTGTATAAGTTATAAAAACCTGATCTATCTATATTATCAAAATTTTGCGCACCTGATAGCATTATTGGATGTGCTTCAAAACTAGCATCAAAAAATATTTGACCAGTTGCAGTATCTGCAACATTACTTCTTAAAAATTCTGATGAATCAATATTATCTAATAAAGCCGCATTACTAGCTGTACCAGTTAAAGGACCTATAAAACTAGCCGCAGTTACTGAGCCAACAACATATAAATCATCTAAAAACTTAGATTCACCACCTATAAATAATTGTTCTGCTGTTGAATCCCATTTTATATTTGCATCATCTGCAACAGTATTGCCAAAATAAAGATTAACATTATCAGCCATTTGAATTGACCTACCGAAAATAACTCTGCTATCACCACCATCAACTCTAAAATATTCAACTAAACCGCCAGAACCATTATCCGATCTAAACGATATGTTTTTATCATCTGCTAATTGATCAATATATAAATCACCAGTTGCATTTCTAAAAAAAGTATCTGTTCCATTATGATATATCCAAGCATCACCACCAGTTCCATTACCTATTTCTAAGTAAACATCATCATTAAGTTTTAAATTGCCAGTCATTGTATCACCAGCTTTTAGTACATTTAAACTAGCTGCTCCTGTTACACTACCAGTTAAATCACCAGTTACATCACCAGTTAAATCACCAGTTACGTTTCCAGTAACATTGCCAGTTACATTACCAGTCAAATCACCAGTTACATTACCAGTTACATTTCCAGTAACATTACCAGTAACATTTCCAGTTAACGCACCTATTAAAGTTCCAGTTTGAAATGTTCCATTATTAGAGGGTGTGCCATCCGCAGAATAGCTACCCCAATTTAAATATCCATTTCTTGGCATCCAAAGTGAATTTGAAACTACACCACCCCAATGAAAGTTTAGATTTGGCGAATATTTATTATCTGTTTCAGTTGATCCTACATTACCACGTTCTAAAATAGATATTGCTGAGTTTTGCCAGTCATCATTATTTGTTGATCCCCCTAAAACAGTTTCAAAAGATGACATACCACCTAAAAAAGTTCCAGTTGTTCCATTAAAATTACTAGCACGCAAAGTGCCACTAAAATAACCATCTTTAAAAGCTAAAGCAGTACTAAACCCAATATCTGTATCGTTATGTGTTTCTGGATAAATATGCTTATTTAAATCTACATTAAACACATGAGTACCACCAGCAAAAAATTTCATGTTATTATTGGTTGCTTTTAATGCTTCTGGAAAATTAATACTACCTTTAACAGTTGCATTACCACTAGTTTGTGCAACTTCAAATAGTTTAGCAATATCTGTTGTGTCGTAAACATGAAAAGCATTTGTTGCGCTAGCACCAATACCACCAGTACCGCTTACATTTGTACCATCATTTCTGCCTAATACAATTTGAATATCTGATGATGTTGTTTGAAATTCAGCACCATAACTAAAAACTTTATTAGCTATTGTTTGACCTAAAGCAAATTCAGCATTATTATTGCCAAAAGAACCAAGTTGTAAATCTTGAACAACTGACAAATCATTTAAAAATTTACTTGATCCATTTATAAATAATTGACTGGCTGTTGAATCGTATTTTATACTAGGTGATCCAGCACCAGAGCCAAATATTAATGGCACATTATCATTAAGCTGAGTTGTTACAGTTATAACATTTCTGTTAATATTGCCATCTATTCTAAAGTATTCTGTAATATCACCAATACCATTATCTGATTTAAATATTATCTTTTTATCGTTGCTGTTATTTTGTATTATAAGTTCACCATTTATATTATCAATATAGCCATCTGTGCCATCATGATATATTTCTAGGTCGCTATCAGTACCTAAAAAAACCTTTTGATCATCTGCCATTATAATATCATTAGCACCAGATGTATTACCAACCCCTAAAACATTACTTAATGATTGTGCTGGAACTATATTATCATCAACATATTTTTTAGATGCTGCATGAGCATCTGCTGTTGGTGTTTCTGGAATAGTTAATTGACCAACAAATGTACCAGTACTAGAAACATGAAAAGTACCATCTACATCTAGGGTATGAGTAGGTACTGCAAATGGATCAGTATTACCTATAATAACTTTTGGTTGATTTGTTCCAGTATTATGAATAGCTAAAACATTAACATAATTACTTCCTGAGTTTGCACTAAAAGTTAATGCACCTTTATTCTCACTTGCATCAATTATTCTTGAATATATACCAGAATAACTTTTTACACTAGTATTAGCATCATTACGACCTCTAAATTCTACAACACCCAAAGTGTCATTATCTGCTGTTGCTCCAGCATTTCTATATAAAACTAAATCTGGTGCTGATGCCGCTGTTGTGTCTGTACCAACTAACAACATATTTTCTGCTGTTGAGCTTGATGTTGATTGTATTACTGGTGCTGTTGAGCTTGAAAAAATTGCTTGTGTTCCAGTAATATTACCAAATGTTACATTACTATCAGTAGCAACAGCTTGACCAATAGCAATTTCGCCATTAGTTATCGTAACTCCAGTTCCCTCAGTAAAACTAGCTCTGGCTCTAGTTGTTGTAAAATATAAATTAGTTGATCCCTCACTTAAATCATCAGTATCATGGTTAGATAATGAGCTAACAGTTCCAGTAACATTACCTTCTAAATTAGCTACAAGAGTACCAACTGTATATCCTGTACCTCCAGTATTAACTACCGTAGTAGGTTCAGTAGAAGTGCCTATAAATAGTTTAAACTTGTTATCGTCAGCATCGTTAAATAAACCTTTGTATTTAGTTACAGCAGATTCAACATACTGTCCAAAATAACCTATGTCTAAACTGTTGCCAGCATTATTTCTTGCTAGTTTTATTAATGGGTCCTCAGTAGCTAAATCCTCTACATCTAAATATGTAAGAGTACCGCTAACTGTAAGATTACCACTTACTATTAAATTGCCACCTATCTTAGCATCAGAATTAACATGAAGATCATATCCTATAGTTGGAGTTACACCAATTCCTATTTGTGTAGTAGATACAAAGAAAGGTGAATTATTACCAAAACCATCAGTTAATTGCTTAGCACCAATAGTTATATTTCCATTATCGCTAAACTTAACGAGTGATTCGTAAGTATCTTTTATTTTAGTATTCGAAAGTGATGCCATTATTCAAAACAAGTTGGTTGTGAATCGATATGTAATGTACTTTCGTTTGCTGTATCTCCAAAATTAGTGCTACAGTATATCTTTGCCCAATCTATTGTGTTTGCCATTCTCTTTCTTTTTTAAATACGTTAATAATTTTGTTACGTTAACCTTTTTAGGTTTGTAGTTCTTCTTTATATTACCCATCCATGAAACCCTGTATCTTTATCTGGGTAAATATCTTGATTAGAATTACTGTAATACTCATTGAATTTAGCAGGTGCATTAAAACTCATATAATCTATAAACCTTTGTGCATAGTATTCTGCAAAATCTCTCTCCTTTTGAATTAAGAAATCTATCTCTTCTTTGCTTGCATTAGAGCTGTTTTCTGAGTTGTGCTTATATACCCCTCCATTTGATATAGAATAGGCAGCAAACGGCAAGTATTCTACCATAGCAAAGTGAATAAGCATTGGTTGTATGTAGTCATTAACTAAAGATAAGTAATCTCCAGTTAATGTACCAGCTAATATATCAGCACTTATTTTGTCATATAAATCTGTACCTAAGTAATTTTGTATATGTATTTCTTGTGCTAGATCAATAAACTGTATAAATTTATCTGTATCTACATTTGAATTTAGTGCAGTGTTTTTTACTAAATCTGATCGTTTTATAAAGAGTGCTTTTGCCATTATTCTTCTGTATTAATTTGTTCTTCTTCTATAACTTCACCTTCTCCTTTTTTTATACCAGTTTCTTTTTCTACTTCAGCATCACTAATAGCATTAGTAAGATCAGTAAATTCTAAAGGTTGTAATGTTTTAAAGTATATATCTAATTCAATTCCGTTATACATTAATACCTTTTCTAATTCGTCTAGTATTGTCACTTGCATTGGTCGTATAACTGTGTTATCCATAAGTAATGAAGCTGTTTGTAATTCTTCAGCATTGTTTCCTAATCCAGTATTGTCTTTTATACCTACTAGCATAGGAGATACAATTCTGTGTGATACCATTACTTTTCTCATGGATTCATCACTAAGAAATTTATACTGCTCATGTGCATCACTTAGTATAACTGGCTCGATACTTGCAGAGAGCTCTTTGCTGTCATTAAATGCCAATATAAATCTACCAGCATTAGAAGAACCACTAAACTTTTCTTGTATGTTTTGTTCAATCAAAGATCGTTGCTCTTCTGTAGGAACACCATTATTAAAGTTTATAAGCATACTTGGAGCCAAGCCATTTTGTATATTATTTATATGATAGTTCGCTATCTCTTCTTCTAATTCTGCATATTGTAAACCACCTTGATAATCTACAGGAGAATAGTAATAAAATCCAGCTCTATAAGGTTTAATGTATAATATCTCTAATCCTGATTTGCTAGTTCCAAATGCAGGTATTCTTTTAGGTTGTGTTTTGTATGTAACTTCTGACCAATCTTTAGCATAGTAATAACCTTGTATTTCTCCTTTGCTGTTTGCTTTTTCTGCTCTTAACGTCTCTACAGGCATATGCTCTACTTGTACAATCTTTTTTCTATCCTTAGAATAGATTATTTGAATTGCAGCTTGTCCCATCATTTTATAATCATAACAAACTTTCTTCATGCAAGATTTAGTGAATAGCTCTTTCATCTCTTCATAATCTTTACCTTTAGCATCTTCTTCAACAGCATCTAATCCTTTACCGTATATCATTTCTGCAATACCATTAATAGCAGCATTGTTTGTGGCACTACCGTTATATCTGTCAATAAGATAATCAAAGTAATTGTTGTCCTCTCCATACTCTACCCAATCTCTATTATACTGTTCTACAATTTCTGGTCGTGTATAAGATGACATATTTACTATATGTATCTTACCTTTTTCTGCTTTTGGCAATGGTTTGTTATTGTATCTTCTTTTTGCCATTTTATTTACTTTTTTCATATTATTACAAAATCGTTATCGTATGTGTTTTCTGTAGTGTATTCTCCAGAATGTACATCAAAGGTATTAAAATTAGTTTGATCTGTACAAAAAATAGAACCTCTATATATTATCGTAGAGCCATTTTTTATTGCAAACGAATAGAATCTACCCTCTATCATTAAATTGTTTGACTGTGCGTCTAAAAATGCTCCTGTAACGGTCATATAGCCATTAGAGTTAGTAACAGATACTGTAATAGCAGTAGTTTTTCTTGTAGATTTGTCAGTAAGCTCAAAAGTAACAGAACTTTCTGCACTTCTAGGTATAACCTTAAAGCTTTGACTACTTGTTGATGTTGTTAGTATTACCATATTATAAGTAACAACAAAAGCTTAATTTGTTTTCACAAAAAAAGGGACACCGAAGCATCCCTTAATTTAACCTAATTAAATTTAGTTATTATGAATTAGTACCTACTGTTATAGTTGCAGTTGCACTAGACATTCCAGCGTAAGGATCAGCAGATGTAGGTGATGCTACAAAATTAGCTGGTTTTACTTCCATACCAGTTAATGTAAGTGTATAACCACTTAAATCTCCCATAGCAGCTCCAGTTACTATTGTTCCACCAGAAACATCAGCTCCATGTTGTAATCCCATTACAAATACGTTTCCGTTGTAATCTTCAACAGCAACATGAGGACGACCATAAGCTAATAATTTTAGTTCTTTATTATCTTCTTTAGATAATTTGTGTAGTGTTAAATTTAATGTTTGTTCAAAGAACGTTGTTCCATTTTCTCTTGATGAGGTAATATTTTGCTCAAAAGACGAGTTTCCTTTTACTTCATATTTGAAGGCAGTGAAAGTTCCAGAAAGATCGGTAATTTGATCGTCAGTTTCTGTAACCGTACCTAAATCTCCAAAGTCAGTAAAATAAACTGCTTTAATCCCACCAACAACATCTTTACAAGGTTCTTTTCTACCTAATGATAAATCGCAAGCCATAGTTTATTATTTTTTATAAAAAAAGGGTAAGCAGATATTTACCTACCTACCCTTGATTTTTGGTTAATTTAATTTATGAAGAATAAAGAACTATCTCTGTTCCTAATCCATATTGTACTCCAGATGTAAATCTCATAACAACTCTTACGTTTTGAGAACCATCAAGGTCAGCCATGTCAATAACCTTTACTTCATTGTGGTCAGATAATAATCCAGTTCCAAAGAATAAGTTAGATTTTTGAGCAGCTACAGCGTAGTTGTCAGGTAAACCGTTTGCAACAAATAGATTCACACCATCAAAAGATAATGCTCCATTTTGCCACCACATAGTTCCTTGACCATTTACACCATTTGCTCCTATATCAGATACATTTTCTGTTCCAGCAGCATTTTTAAGTATTCCAAATCCACCTAAAGCTCTAATGTAAGCTCTAGCAATGTTTTGAGATACATAGATGAATAAATCTTCTTTTCCGTATAAAGCAGAAGGAACAGCGTCAACTATTTTTCCTAATTCTGCAATTACGTTTGAAGATGTTACAGTTGCACCAGCAACGTCAATAACGTCAGCATCAGCAGCAGCTAAAGTTGCAATACCGTCAAATTCACCAGCTTGAGCACCACCTAAGTTACCTTGCCAGATATTATTTTCTGTTTTTTCTGCAACTAATCCAGATACATGACCTATTAAGTAGTCACTGAATTTAGGAGGTAAGTTGTCAAATGCAGAATATCCCATTTGTACAGCTTCCCAATCTGATCTAAAATCTTGCTTGCAAAGTTGTAAGTTTACTTGGAACTCTTCTGGTTGAAGAATTCTTTCAGTTAATGTAATAGTTGAAGTAGCAGAAAAATCACAACTACCATCAGCAATTAAATCGCTGCTTGTAGCTAGTTTTTTGATTACTTCTTTAAACTTTACATTCGGTTTGATTTCAATACCACCTCTATCAAGTGTAACACCTGATAATAAAGCAGCAGAAATGTACTTCCCAGCGAATTCGCCAGCATAAGTACTTGTAATTGATGTAGTAGTAGCCATTTTTAATTAATTTTTAGTTTTAGTTTATTTTAAATTAGCAATTCTGTTCATTACTCTATCTCTAGTGTTCATAACTCTGTTTTGACCAAAAGATTTAAAGCTTTGTTTTACTTCCCCTTCAGGGTTGTGTGCGATTGGTTCAGAAGCAGGTTCAGCAGATAACTTTTCTATTTCTTTCTCCATAGATAGTTTTTCTTCACCGTAACCTAATTTCATTTCTTCAATCATGTTTTTTAGTTCAGAGATTTTAGAATCAAACTCGTCTCTTCCAACGTATTTAGTTTCATCCATCTCAATTTCTTCAGAAACTTCCTCTATAACAGGAACTTCCTCTTGTAATTCTTCAGCAACAACTTCTTCAGTAGATGATTCCTCTTTAACTTGTTCTTGACAGGCAAGTTCAGTTAATTCTTGAGATAATGTTTCTTCTTCTTTAACTTGTTCCGAAAGATTTACTTCGTCTTTAACTTCGACTTCTTTTACTTCATCTTTTTTAACTAAGGATAGTTTTTCCATGATGTCGTTTAAAATCGAGGTAGCTTTAGTGTTTTCCATAAATTTCGATTATTAAATTAATTTATTACTTAAATAACTGTATGTAAAAAGGTTGTTAGATTTTTATACTTTACCAACTCCTTGTGATCTATAAGTACCGTCACAACACTTTCTTGAATATGTGCCATTCTTACAAAGACAACCTCTCTTTTTACTTGTAGGTACAGCGTTTCCTACTGTTTCATTTGTTTTTTTCATAACTTACTGTTTAGGCACACAATTAGGCACTTTTCTACCATCTTTATCTTTCATTCCTACTTGCTCATATCCTGCTTGACATGGATCATCATCATTTAAATCTAGTTCTCCAAGTTCTCTTAATTTGCTTCTTGACCAACCTAAACCTGCTTTACCACCCCATAGTAAGTATGATATAGTTCCACAAGCTTTACTGTCTCCAGCATCGTAATATGTTTCTGCTCGACTTAAATATGAATACATTCTTTTAATTGTTGACACACTCAATTTCTCACCTCTTGACAACTGCTGAGCTCTTATTTTTCCAACGCTAGTTGCACATTTATTGTTAACCTTTTTATTAAGTTCAATACCTCTTTTGGCATTATTTCTTACACCACTTCCGTAATCACTATATGTAGCAAACTCATATTTGTTATCTAGTATTGAATTAGCAATCTCTAATAGTATCTCTCTAGCTTCTTCCTCATTGTTAATCTCATTTATTTTACTCATAGCTATTTTATCTGTAAAATAACCTTCTATAGAGAATCCTTTTACTTTACCTGTTTTTACATAGTCGTTCCAAACATCATCATTATTTACTTTCATAGAAACCATCCATGTTCCTACTGGTAAATCCATACCATACTTTCTTGACTTGTCATGTACTTCATCTTCTATGATCCAAGATTCAACTACAGATAATCCATACAATTCAGCTTGATGTTCTAGTGTAGATTTATTTTGATTACCTCTCATTAAGAATAATTGAGATGCTTGCCTAACTGTATCTTCACTAAAGAATATATAATACTCCTCTTCACCGCTTCTTCTGTATATGTTTTTATTAGGCACAAGTGCAGCTCCCATTAATATCTTTTTCTCTTTATCTACCTCAGCAAGTTTTACCTCATGCTGTTTAGATAATGCAATAAAATTTTCCTCTATTGCTGGTTCATCTACTATAGATATAGCTTCTATGCCAGATAATTCTTGTTCTTCGTCTATAATTAGTTCTACTATTTTCATATTAAATCTATTTTATTAATTAACCTATTGTTGCTGTTGTGTTTATTTTTCTGTCTAATTCCTGTGCTGATGATATGTCTCCACTTACAACATAAGCTCTCAATGCACCACCAAACTGATTGTTAACTGCACCAGCTAACTGACTTCCTATACCTTGTCCTACAACATTAAAGTCAGGTGCTTGAACTGTAGTTGGACCTGATCCAGAAACCGAACCGCTTGTCATACCAGCAACTTTAACAGACATAATTGCTTTTACATTAGCTAAACCTTGTGCTATAGCACTTGCTGCTGCGATTGCCGCTCTAACAGGAGAATCTATAGAAGGAACCATTTGACTCTCATAAGCTTTTTGTGCTGCTGAGTATGTTGATACTAAAGTTCCTGCAACAGCTAAACCTTTACCTGCACCTGTAGCTTTACCTGCTATTTGTGATGCAGCCATTAATCCTTTACCTATGTCGTCTAAAGCTTGTAATTTAGATTTTCTTTCTATCTCAGTAATTTTTTCTCTTGCTTTAGCGTTTTTTTCCGCATTTTCTGTAGCTAAATTGTCATAATAATCTGTTATTACTTTTTCAGCTTCTTTTCTTTCTGTGACTTTTAGTTTTAATTCATCAAGACGAGCTATGTCTAGCTCTTTTTGTTTTGCCAATAGAGCACTTTGTTTTTCTTCTAATTCAACTACATCTTTTTCTTCAAACAAATCGTCTTCTGCTATATTAACTTGTTTTTGTAAAGATTTAACAGCGAACTTTTCTTTTATACTTTCTAACTTTTCTTGTGTTTTTGTCTCAGCTTCTGTTTTAAGTTTATCATAATAAGTATTAATCTCTAATCTAGCTTGGTTTTTAGCAACCTCACTGCCTTCCATCACATCAACTTTGGCAAGCTCTTGTTTTCTAAGTAGTTTTATTTTGTCTTCTTCAAACTGTTTATCTTTTGCGTCTTGTGCTAAATTTCTATCAAAGAATTTTTTCCTAACTCTTCCAAGTTCTTTAATTGCTTTTATTTCTTCATCAAAATTATCAACCGACAGTTCTGTGTATTCTTTTCGACTGTCTCTTTTCTTTTTGTCTTGTTCAACTTGTATGTCTGTAAAATCTAATAAAAGATCAATAGTTTCTTCTATCTGATCTCTTTCTTTTTTATTAGAATTTTCAACAGCAGCAATATCTTCATCTATTCTTTTTAATCTTCTTTTGTGGTTTTTAGTAAACTTTGTATCGTTTCTCTCTGCATTAGAAAATCTATTTCTTTCAAAATATGTAGCTGTGCCATCTAATACTTTTTGTCTTAATAATTCATTTTCAGCTAATCTTTGATTGTTTCTTTCAATTTCGCTTTTTCTTTTATTTAATAAATCTCTTTTCTCAATTTCTTCATCTATATTTAACTGTAATAATTTAGCAGCTTCATCTTCTATTTTAGATTGTGCAGCTCTTGCCATAGCAAGTTTCATTATAGTTTTTCTTTGTATGTCGTTTACTTTTGCAGCACCATCTGTTTTGTTTTTTACATCATCTATTGTTAAACCTGCATCTTTTAAGTTTTTAATATACTCTGGAAACTCTTTGTTTAATTGTTTTACAGCGTCTGAATGTTCTTTATCAGATTTTGTAGAATCTTCAAGTGTTCTTATATACAATTTTAATTTACCTGTAGTATTACCTATACTTTCATTAATATCATCAAAGGCGTCTTTTAATTTATTGCCAAATCCAGTTATGTCTTTCATAAACTTCAATATGTCTGGACCAAATGCAATTAATAATTGTACTCCAATAAGAACACCTCCCATTCCCCATAATGATCTCCCTAA